GGGTATATCTATACTAGGGGATTCAACTTTAAGTAAGTTTTTTTTGTAAATATATAGCAAAGTATAATGGGTCTGTTTAAAGATTGTGGTTGCGGGTGCAACGGTCGAAAACAACAGGACAAATTTCTAACTTCTGTAATTTCTGGTCTTACCTTCTTTATAGTTGCGAATCCCGAGACATTTCGTCTCGTTAGACGAGTATTAGGTCCCAGTATCGCAACACCAACCGGCTGCCCTTCTAATTTTGGTCTGGTTGTTCACGCGATCGTTTTCACTCTCATTGTTTGGGGTATGATGAATGTGAAAAAGGAGGGTGGTAAGAAGAGTTGTGGGTCTAATGGTAAAAAGAAGGGTAAGAAGGTTGTCGTGAGTGCACCACCTGATATGGTCGATGCCCCAGACCCCAAACCAGATTTCGGAGAACCCCAAATTGAATTTCAAGACACGGGACGAGATTTGAAACCTATGAATGAAATCAACGAAGATCCACTATTTAATTAGAACTCTTCATCGAATCCAATATCATCGGAGGTATCATCCATCTTCCCATAGTCACCCACCCTCTTTTCAAAAAAATTAGTCTTCCCATCTAAACTAATATTTTCCATAAAATCAAATGGATTCTTAGAACCCCAAATTGGGGGTTGTCCAACCTGTTTGAGGAGACGGTCAGATACATACTCTATGTATTCAGACATTTTGTCTGAGTTCATCCCTATAAGATTACAGGGGAGTGCATCTAAAATGAATCCCTTTTCAATCTCTACGGCTTCCCGAACAATCGAATGGATTACATCCGTCGATGGTTTGTTACGTAAGAGCTTGAACAGTTCGACTGCAAATTCTTGGTGGAGACCTTCGTCCCTAGAAATAAGTTCATTAGAAAAACACAGTCCGGGCATCAGGCCCCGCTTCTTGAGCCAGTATATCGCACAAAAACTTCCGGAAAAGAAGATTCCCTCAACACACGCGAATGCGAACAGACGTTCTGAAAATGTTTTAGATTTGGTGTCAAACCATTTCAAAGCCCATTTTGCCTTTCTTTCGATACAGGGAACGGTTTGTATAGCCTCAAAGAGGTGTTTTTTCTCAGTAGAATCTTTGATGTATTTGTCGATTAGTTTAGAATACGTTTCCCCGTGAACCATTTCATTATGACACTGGTACGCATAGAATGAACGAGCCTCTGAAATTTGTACTTCATCGGCGAAATTGTTATTGATATTTTCAAAAACAATTCCATCAGAGCCAGCGAAAAATGCCAGGATATACTTGATAAACTTTTGTTCATTGTCGTTGAGGGTTTTCCAATCAGATAGATCAGTTGATAAATCTACTTCTTCTGCAGTCCAATTGGACATCTGAGCCTTCTTGTAGAGTTCCCAGAGCCCAGGATACTTCAGGGGAAACACTGTAAATCTATTCAAAGTGGGGGATAGAATGGGTTCGTATTCATCTTCAATGTATTCTTGGTATTCAAAGTAGTTTCCGATATGACGTCCATCAATAAATATTTGAGGGTAGGAATCGATACTGCCACCACATAGATTTTTTAGTTCCTCCTTTCCTATCAAAATCTTTTCGTAATCGAGACCTTCAGCTTCACTGAGGGTCACCGCGTGGTCGCAATACTGACATCCTTCCTTCGAATATATAATAACTTTCATCTGTGATATTATCCCTCATTATTTTTTGTGAGAAAACTCTAAGCATGATCGTGCCATCCGAAATAAATGAAGACGATATAGTTAAACTACTCGTAAATGAAGAAGGTATTGAAGACGAAATGTACGGTGTCGTTGCAATGAATACTGGCCTGACCCTCGGGGTTCGATATCTCAACCCAACTGAACTCATCTACAAGTCTGCGTGTGTCTACAAAGTAGACGAGAATGAAATGTTACCAGCACCTTTCGAAAGTTTGATGGAACATTTTCCAACTGGAACCAAGTTCACTGATTTAGAAATGAAAGATCTTGGGGACAATATGTTTGCTTATTATTCAGAGATTGACGTCGAAGATACAGACAGTGACATATATGACGAGGGTGGTTCTGACTCTGAATTAAATGATTTCATCGTTTCTGATACAGAAATCGATGGTATGAATATTGAACTACCACCCGACCACCAAAGTATAGATAAGGAATGGAATAATTGGAAACCGTCAACATCAGGGGGTAAAAGTTTTAAGAATACAGTGGATATGATAGAAATGAATATCAAAAGCCTAAGTCTGTAAACGCGTTGAATTTTTATTCTAAAAAAATTAGCATCTAAAAAAGATGCTGGCAGCAATTTGGAAAGAATTAGATTCACTACAACCCAAAACAAACAAAAACGAAAAGCCGGTTAATATAAATATATGTGTAGAATGTTCAGGTATTAAAGTGTATTCACCCGAAGGTTTACCTACTTGTTCTGAATGTGGTCTTGTTGATGACAGGTTTATAGATGACACTGCTGAATGGACAAGTGGTGTTACGGATGATGGGAAGGTAAATGACCCATCGAGATGTGTGAATCCAAATGCAAACCCCGAATTGTTTTCACAAAACTGGGGGAAGGGGACTGTGATTTCAACACAGGGGTCATCAACATATGAGAATAAGCGCATGGCGAAAATAAACTTTCACATGTCTATGAATCACAGAGATCGTTCTCTATTCCACGCATACAAAGATATCGATGAAGCGTGTCACACTTTACCTGACGTGATTCTAAAAGATGCTAAAATGATGTATCGAAAATTCAACTCGGAAAAACTCACGCGTGGTGCGGTTCGTTTAGGTATTAAGGCTAACTGTGTATTATATGCGTGTCGTCTCGCTAAATTTCCTAGGACAACAAAGGAAATTGCAGACATGTTTGGTATTCAATCTAAAGACATTAGTAGAACTGCACAAATGTTTAAGGATACTATCATGGGAAAAACTGAAAAGAACTACGTTACAAAAGCGTTTGATGTCATGAGTCGACTTTTAAATTCTTTCGAAGTTTCCAAAGATGAAAGGTTGAGATGTAACAAAATGTGTAACGCAACGGATGATTGTGTAGAACTTATGAGTAAGACACCAAACAGTATCGCTTCGGCGATTATTCATATAGTTTTGGGCTCAAAAGTTACAAAGACGGAGATGTGTGAAAAGTGTTCGATATCTATTCCAACACTAAATAAAATTCAAACTATTATAAAAAAACACTTAGAGGTTAAAGCCAAAATTTAAATAAATGACTAAGTTATTTTTGTCCACCCCATGCTACGGTGGACTTTGTTTAGAAAAATATATGTCTAGTATTATCCAACTACAAATCCTTTTAATAAAAGAAGGTATTCAGTTGTTTTTGGATACTACCGAAAACGAATCCCTTGTCCATCGCGCGCGTAATGTTTCTGTTGGTCGTTTTATGCAACAAACGGATTGTGAATATTTTATGTTTATCGATGCCGATATTCACTTCGATCCAGAATCAGTTGTTCGCCTCGTTAGATCTGGTCATGATTTATCTGTAGCTTGCTATCCCAAGAAAGTTGTAATGTGGGATCAAGCAGCCAAGGCCGTCAAGAATGGTGATACACGTGATATGTCCATGCTATCCTCTAGTCTTGTCATTAATTTTGGTGCGACTAATCGACCTGTTACAAATGGATTTATCGAAATTCTCGATGGACCAACGGGTTTTATGGTCATCAAACGTTCAGTATTCAAAGACCTTGAAGAAAAATTTCCAGAACTCTGGTGTAAGAACGATCACCAAAATAGAGACTTTGATGATTATCACGCCGTATTTGACTGTATGATAGATCCGGAAACAAAGAGGTACCTCTCAGAAGACTATGCATTTTGTCGTCGTTGGCAACAAGCTGGTGGTAAAATTCATGCAGATGTTAATACGACACTGGGACACGTTGGTAATTTACCATTTATCGCATGCTATAATGACAGGCTTAAGGCTTAGACATGTATTCAATACATGAAGTTGGCTACTATTATAGTATCGAGGTCTAAATCTTGTGCCGTTAAAACTCTTCACGCAGTTCTTAAAATTAACATTAAGTGCTTACAGAGTAATATTAACAATGAAATCACATATGTGAATGACAATCCATATGAAAAGGCTGAAATTATCCAAAAATACATGAAGTCACATGAACGCATTATTTTTATCGAACATGGTATAGGTATAGACGATAAATCTATACAGCAATTTTTTGAACCACACGAAAATATTGGGTGCCTAGTTATGCCAGGTCCCTTAGAAGGTATTGATTGGAATATGTTTAAATCTAAAGTAATGAATGATTCACCCGAACCAGTTCACCAAATGGGATTGGTATTTGATACCACATTGGGGAAGAAGATTTCTGACAACATATACCATGTTCTACAAACAGAATCAAAGTGTTGGATGATGAATACGAAGAATGTGATCAAGACTATCAAAGATAGGAAATCTGGAACATGGAAAATTAGTCCAAAAATATTTGATAAATTCAAAGAACAGGGAGTGAAAATATATGCATTTACAGCATCTAAGTTAACGATGACTTATACACATGAGTGTATAAGTAACATACTAAACGCAGCGGGTGTTAAAGTTAATTAAAGTTATTTGTTTAAAGTAAAATATGTCTACCGGAATGTTTATAAAGTCTGAAACACCACTTTACAAACACGTCGTGAATTATATCCACACCTGTTGGAAAAGTAAGGATTACTTTCCGGGACCCCAACCTATCTCAATTGAGCGTAAACACTTCAATACACTCCGATGTGCCGAGTATCTCGTTTGTGAAAAGACTGATGGAGAGCGGTACATGATGGTTGCTCTCATGTTCGAAGGTAAGAAGAAGTGTCTTTTCGTGAATCGTTCGTTCAACATGTTTGAAGTTTCGATAAATCTAAAAAAGACGGTATATGAGGGAACCATTCTCGATGGAGAACTATATGAAAATACACTCATGGTATACGACGCTGTGTATGTAAATGGGGAACCTGTGTGGGATCTAAATCTAATGATGAGACTTGAAGCGTGTAAAATTGCCACGAGTTCAATTATTTACATGAAGCAAGACAAATATCGTTTAAAGGTGAAAACATTTCACCACATGAGGGATTATGGATATTTTATGAATGAATATCTTCCAACAATTACTCAAAAAATTGATGGACTTGTTTTTACACCGATCAATGAACCTGTGAGAATTGGAACCCACGATACGATGTTTAAATGGAAACCCAAGGAAAAGAATACTGTGGACTTTCTCATGAAGAAGGAACCTTCGTGGGAAGTGCCGGGAACTGTAAATGGACCCCTAGCATGGAGGCTCTATGTACAGGAAAAGGGGAAGCTTGTATTTGAATCTGAAGTGAGTATGGAACTGATGAATGAACCTTGGTTCGAAGAAGGAGCTATCGTTGAATGTGATTTTGTGGACGATGGGAAACGTATGTGGTGGAGACCCCTAAAGAGAAGAACGGATAAGACGCATCCTAATAGTAGAAGGACATTCTACCGAACGATTGTGAACATTAGAGAAGATATCAAGATGCACGAGTTTTTAAGTTGTAGACCATAAAGTAGTATCCAGCCTCTTCAGGTAATGGACATTGTTTAATATCATGATCGTTTATAAAATGCCACTTGTTTCTACATTTTACAAATGATATATAGTGACCATCGTTTTGGTCACCCTCGTGAAGCGCCGTCGCCACTAAATTATACTCGAATGAATCAATAATAATTTTCTCTATAATTTCGATATGACTTTTTCGGTCAAATGAAATCATTAAAATTTGGGGGAGCTCCGAAAACCGTGAACGTGTCGTAGCTATATTGTGAACTTTACCCTCCATGTCTTCAAAGTTTTCTAACACATTCCAATCCATACTTTTCTCGAGCATATCTTTCAAGTTTTTGCCATTAGAAGTCACCAAATGAATACTGAAGGGTTCTTCACTTGTTGACTTACCACCCGGCCAAATGGTTTCCTGACACTTTTTTCCGTAAAACCATGGTTTGATGAAAGGGCATGAACACTCAAGAATATCTATGATACATAGAATTGCTTCTTGAACGTCATGTTGTTCACAGGTTTTAAACCGCGGAAAATTTTCCTGAAATTTTGATAGAAGTGGTTTCACACACAATTGAGATTGTCCATTCATCCAGTAGTCTTTGACAAAATTAGAATATATTCGAGTAAATACACAGTCTCCTTCGTAAGGTTTTCTCATATAATAGTTTGAAAGAACTGGTATATGTAGAAGACATTGAAGAGCTGTATTAAAGTAGCAGGTGTTTCCATTGTTGTTAAAACCCTTCATTAAAAAATATGAAGAAAAAAGGCTTAAGTAAAAGACGCGAAGTATAAATGTTAAGTAAAAATGGACATCAAACATATAACCGATACTATTCTTCCCTCCTTCGAGGCTCTAAAGACCGAAGAGAATATCGAGGTCGAACTTCGTCTCGGGAAACATAATGGCTCCCTTTTTGACACTAACATCGGTAAAGATACATGGGAGCGTGTACTAAAGGGACTGAAGAACTACGACGGGTGGGAGTCTACCAAGTACATAGAGTCCGACGTGTACTACAATGACGTGAATAATGTTCGCATCACCTCCAACGAAGACACAGGAGAACAGACAATGATCCAAAAGATCAGTGTCGTCAAGGAGGACTTCAAATGCGAACCCCTAGATGTAAGGGTGTGCATCGCTCGGGAGATCCCCATCTCTGGAGAGTATGAGATGGATAGGAAAAGGACGAAGATGCGTCACTCTTTTGTGCGCAAGAACCTGAGCATCGATATGACAATCTCTTCGGGGGACAACGTCGACATGGACTCGGAGGAGGAGGCCTCATACCAAATTGAACTTGAGATTGTGAAGCCCGGGGATGTGGATTCGGTCTACAAGTTGTTCAACATCATCAACAAGGTGGCGGATATGGTAAAAATTATGTGAACCTAATATATGATAGCAGTAGTGGTAATTATTGTTATACTAATTTTAGGAACTGGGGTTTTGTTAGTGTCTGGAAAAAGGGCATCACCCTCCGTTGAACCACCCTCCGTGGAACCACCCTCCGTGGAACCACCCTCCGTTGAACCACCCTCCGTGGAACCACCCTCCGTGGAACCACCCTCCGTGGAACCACCCTCCGTGGAACCACCCTCCGTGGAACCACCCTCCGTGGAACAACCCTCCGTGGAACCACCCACCCCAGAACCCCAAGACTGTCAGGGTGAGTGGAGTGAATGGTCACCTTGCAGCCAAGGGTGTGACTTAATTGATGACGATTTACTGGACTTACCAAAATATAAGTGTTATAGGAACACCACGGCAGGGTTAAACCCGTTACAACCAATGCCCGGCTCTACGCCAACGTGGTTTTATGATTGTGAACCGAATAAACTATCGACTTCAGTTGAAAACAAGACGGGGGTGAGGTCTAGAACTTACAAGGTTATTCAACCGGCTAAGAATGGGGGTAAATCTTGCCCCAAATTGGATGGAGAAAAGGATATGGATTCGTGCAAAGCTGGTGTAGCTGGGTGGGGGTCTATTCATGTTAAAGATGGAAAATACTGGGAAAAATCAATTGTACTTAAGCAACCCACTAATTCAGAACAGTGTGTAGGTGAAAGACGATCACCTTATTTTTGGCCTATGTACGCGGACGACCCATCCAACGGTAGTGTCATCTATACTATAGACCACAACGATTTGCGACCTTATTGGCTGGACGACCTCCGGGTGTTTGGAGTTTTAGACAATTTAAAAGAGGCAAAGCGCAAACGTGAACATGGTAAACATTGGTTCGGGCTCTCGGTTCCGATTGCAAAATAAAATAGATGATAGAGATTATAGTGGCTGGTAGCCTACTAGTATTCTGACGGTAACTTTTCACTTATTTTTAGGCTTACTATTTGGATCGGCGTGCACGGCGCGAACTCAGTGTTGGCGGACGCGCCCGCGGCGTGCTGTACCTGTTGCGGCGGCGCGACACGTCCCTCCGGGTCCCGCCACCAAAAATCAACTTTCCTTCCATATGGAATCTTTATAGATGTTACACCGTTCAAAGGTGTGCGGGGGGAAACATCTGCCCCGCTGCCGATCTTAAATACTTTACAGTTTTTGAAACCACATGAATAACAAATTTGTACATCCTTATTACAAACCCCCTTACATGCCTTAGCTCCATCTTTTTTGATGTCGTACACACACGCCTTACCACCATTCTCAGCCTTTATAAGTGTAATCCAATCACGCTTCTGGATACCAACCGGTGGAATACCACCCTCACACTCAATAGAACCAACAGAACACGGGGACCATTCACCCCATTTACCCACACAATTTATAGGTTCTGGTGCCGGCTCCGGCTCCGTTTCATTAACCTCTTCAGTAGTCTGGGGATCATTATTAGTTGGTTCTGGTTCTGGTTTTGGTTCTTGTTCTTCCTCGTCCTCTTTCATTTTTACATTTGTATATCCACCCATAACTATTGCCACAGAAAGTAACAAAAGTATCAGGACTGCTAAAAACATACTTACTATATTTTAATATTTTATTTTCATAATAATCTAAACGTATAGTAAATGTTACTTTACATTATAGCTGGGATAGTTGTCATGTCTATGATTTATGAGAAGGCGGCTATGGCTACGTCTGCGGAGGTCGGGGGGTCTAAAAACTTTCATATGAGCCAAGGTAAGTCCAAAGAAATATACAACAAAATGGTGAAGGATAATCTACTAGCAGAAAAAGTAAAAAATTTCGTGCAATGGGAGGATAGATTTCTCCAAGTTGAACGAAATTCAGTGTGTTCGGGTACACCCAGATTTATCGATGCCATAGCGATTTCAGATTTAATAAAACGTTCATTCCCAGAGTATGATTTTTCCTATCATACGATTCATTTGAAACAAACTGCTGAACCCGAAAAAACTATAAACAAGAGTATAAAGTGCCAATAAGTTTCTTGTGCTTCGGGATTTCAATTTTGGTATAATTATCCAGAATATACATAATCAGTCTATTATCATCCTTCCTGTAATAGTCATTAAACTCTATTTCAAGTAGGCTCTTATTATCTTTACTGTTTCGTCCAATTCTAATATAATCGGCTATAATGTATATTATTGCGTCCAGAAGTTCTTCTCGTGCCATTTCCAACCATGAATTTGAACGCGTTCCCCACGTTCTTGTATCATCATTTACTCTGACACCATGATTATACCTTTTCAACCCTAGTTCCAGCCGGGAAAGAATTTCTTCCGCGAGCAGCTTTGGCGACAGCATTCCACTTCTTTCGTGCATTATTTACATTCATATTAGCTCTAAACTTTAACCAAGATTTCTTATAGTTTTCCATCTTCTTCTTAGAAGGAGCCGTCTTTTGGTTCATTGCGTATTTGGCTGCGGCTCGTCGGTAGTCATTCTTAAGTCTAGCGTTGACACCAGTGACGTTTACAGTGTTCATGTAGTATTTCTTCTCGAGTTCTCGCTTTCTCTCCATTTTCCATCGAGCCACCATTCTTTTCTTTATAGCATCGACATCCTTTTTAAATGGGACACCTTTTTTGTTTACCTTTGAAATGGAGTTCATTTCCTTCTTAATATTCCTAACATCTTGGTTAAGTGATGGCTTGTACCTCTTCATCCACTTATTACCATAGAGCTTGGTGAGGTCTTTGCGGATAGAATTATCATTTATACCCCTCTTTCTCAAAGCGTTTTGTTGAATCATGGATCTTTCTAAGTTTGCGGCAAAGTTATTGTTATTATTATTGCTATTGCTATTAGGTGTTTTTGGCTTTGGCTTTGGCTTCGCAAGTTCGTTACGAGCTTTCTCTAATTTTTTACACAAGGAGGTTTTGGTGTCTTTGTTCTCAATGGGGATCTTAAGTATTTTAGCGAAACGTAAAAGTTCTTCCTTTTTCAGGTTCTTACAAGTAGACTTATCAACTTTGAATGTTTTATTACTTCCCGATAAAGAAACATTTTTATTCTTGTTTGTGTTTTTGAATGTGATTATTTTCTTATTTGTTCGCTTTTCAATTTCTTTACAAATTTCTTCTTTTGTGGTGCTTTTTGTAATACCCACAACACCCATTTTCTTTGCCATGTCTACAAGTTGTGGTTTTTTCATACTTTCACACTTTTTTGCACCAATCATAAATACTTGTGGACGGCGACGTGAAGCAACCACCTTCTTAACAGGAGTTTTGGCCTTTATTTTACTCATTTTGGGGACTTTACTTTTGGATGCCTTCTTAGGGAACTCACCCGTAATGGTTATGTGGTTGTAAAAATAAAGTTTCTGCATGAGTTCACCCCCATCGTTGTAACCCTTGTTAAGTTCAGTTGGGTTTTTGGAACCGAGAAGTTGGATATTTCCCGTGGAAGCTATATTAAATCGATGCCCCTTGTGTGTAATGTAAAGCATGGGAGATAACTCTGGTTCATATGAGACATACGAAAATTCGAGATCACCAGCCTTTCGTGCGATGCCCGCCATATCCTTGAAGTTTCCGTTAATTTTAAATTGACCACTGAGATTGTTATATTCAAAGGGGTTCATTAAAAACGATTGTTTATCGGTATATGCGTTGACAATAAAACGACGGAGAAGTTCTGGTTGATTCTCAATATTTGTTCCTATAAAGCCCCCAGAAAATCGTATTTTTCCATTTCTGTAAATGTTGACTGTCGCACCCTTCGTCTCAGTGCCGTTGGTCATCTTTAATTTAATCTGAACAGTAAAGAAATTTAAGCCGAGATTACCCTTTGGACCATATTTTGTAGTATGAGAAAATCCTGTTTTAAACTGTCCGTAAATACCCTGTATATCTTCGGTATCTACGTACAATTCCTCGCCTATAAAGGTTCTACCTAAAGGAACTGTCATGAGTATTTTTTTCAAATCAATTCGGGGAGTGGTACCAAAGTCACGATTGACTGTCGCATTAAACATGCCAGGATTAAACTTACTAATTGTTACGGGACTAACAACCTGTTTAACAGTCTCTTCATTGAGTTCAAAATTTGAATTATTTAGAAACTGATCAAACTGTCCATATTTGGTGTCATTTACGATATTCCTTTCAAGGCGTTGTGGAAATTGTTGATTTCTCCCCAAATCGAAATCAATCGTTCGCGAATAGTCGGGTTGAGCTGGTGTAATTTCAACCCCGGAACTCCGTATAAATTCTTTGGCCTGTTGGCTCATATTAATATTTACAAGTATTTTTTTTTAATAGTCGTTACTGAGATTATCATCGTCTTCTGAAATAACATCGATACCGTAAATGATACACTGTCTTTTGTAAAACCTACCCTTGTAGTTTACCGTTTCCTCCCGAACTTCAATGTCCCTGGAACTAAACGGACCCGCGTAAAAGTCCTGGTGGAACTTATGCATACCGAGGTTGTTGTCTTTGCAGTGTGAATTAAACGCGGAAATGAATAGCTTTTGAGGAACAAACTTATCTGGACCCATGACGACGTTTGTTGATTCCAAGAAGTTCGTCAAGCTACTTGCCACCATAGCAACTTGTTTTTGGATTGTCTTGAAATACTTCGGGACTACATTCCAAATATCCTTATCACTATACTTTTTAGAATAGTCCAAGTAAGCTCTGACACATTTACAAAGAATTTTGGGCAACTCCCTGTCCAATTTTTTATCCAGAAGTGGATCAGCCTCCTGAACCTGTTTACCGAAGTTCCACGGAAGAATACGTCTGAGAACAGAACCAGAATTGTCTTTCCAGTTGGGAACTTCGTTACCACCTAACACACCTGGCACTTTCCATTCGACGGAGACAGCAGTTTTGTTTTTGACGGCCACAGAAACATCTTCTCCGGATACAATAGATTGAAACTCAGCCTGTTCAAGTGCAAGATCACCCTTTACCTCTGGTGCTATAAACATAAACGTGTCCTTAATCGCAGAAAGACCAAACTTCTTCTCGATATTGTTGGATAGCGTCCCAACATCTTCGTTTTCGTAAAACTTTTTGAATACTTTGGTAATCAAAGTTGATTTACCTGAACGAGCGATGCCCTTGAAAAATGGGATAATTTGCCAGCTGTCCAGGTCATTCACATCGAAGCAGAGACGTCCACCCATCACGTAAGCCCAGTTACACACCTCATCTTCAAATTTTTGGTATTTCAATACACTGTCAAAATAGGGGGTTGGGATGTCCTGCCAATTTTCCAACTCTGAAAAATCATCAAATTGCTGATCGAAGTATTTACAAGAAACTATAGTTGGATCGAGGCACATGCATTCTTTACTTTCGTATGGGTAGAAACGGCAATCATATACCCCCTCTGCGATATACTGTTTACCAACAAACACCCCATTTTTAAATGACCAGACGTGCCTTCTTTTCAAAATATCTGGAAACTGTTGGTCAACGCATTTGGAGATGTTTTCAATCGTGTCACGAATAATAGACCCCCTACTGGTAAAATTTTTCCAGTTCAAAAAATCAGTGTCCTTATCTGATATAGAATTTACAAATTTTTCAATCGTAAATTTGGGAGTCCATGCACGGGTTCGGAATCCGTCAATCGTTTTGATCTCTTCGCAACAATATCCCTTGTATCTCCGATAACCGAGCTTGTAAATTTCATCCAAGGTACGGAGAAGACACTTTTGAAATGGGGTGGCGGACTCAATCTCTTCCTCATCCATCGTTGACGGGTCAGATGGAGAAACAACTTGGGGTAATGCAGTTGGATTTACAACCCGTTCATAGGATATGAAATGTCTCCTGACATTTTCGTATGCATCCTCGATTTGTTTAAGAATATTATTGATACGTTTACACAGGGTGATTCCATTTTCATCGGGGTCTTTTTGGAGAAACCCCAAAGCCCGAGCATGATTCTTCAGGTCAGTGCAAAGACGTGAGTTCTTCTCCTTGATTCCTTTGATGGCCAATATGTCAATCCTAGAGGGGTCAGGTTGACCATAGTTATCAAAGCCCTCGTGATGCATAAATTGACGATATCCCAGTTCACGAGCGTTTCTAAAATCATTTGCCTTGAGGTCCCAACAAAATTCTAAATCGTTGATGTATTTTAGAACGTGCTCATAGTTCATCGACAAAATTTGTTCCTTTTGAAGTTCCACCAGAGCTTCAAATACATTAGGACTCTTATCGATGAAGTGGGTCGCTTCCATTTCTATTAATACTCTATTATTCTCTAAGCATTTTTTTGCATTTTAGTCAACATCTTTATCAGTATTTTATTTTGAGTCTGTAACTGTAAAGAAATATTTACTAGTGCACTACAGACTGTATCTCCATCTGGGGTTGCTAAGAGGGAACCCATCAGTTCCATAATATCAATTCCCTCCTCTTCTTCATCTTCAATCATATCACCTACGATCTCGACATCGGATTCAGATTCAGATTCATATTCTGATTCGGTCACATCGGGTACGATTTCTCCTTCCTCAATTTCGACTTCTTCTTCAGCAGGGGAAGACATTTAATCTTGACTGAGAATTTTTGAGTGTGGAAATTTCGCATTTCCCCAAAATTATTTTCTCTGTATATAGTACAACAACTCTCACAATGGCCGGTGGTCTCATGCAACTCGTAGCTTACGGCGCCCAGGACGTTTACCTTACTGGTAACCCTGAGGTGACCTTCTTCCAGGCGAAATACAAGCGCCACACCAACTTCGCGATGGAGAACATCGAGCAGACCGTCAACGGTACTCCCTCGGACTCCGGTCGCGTCTCCGTCACCGTTGCGCGCAACGGTGATCTCGTCGGTGACATGTACGTCGAGCTCAAGTCAAAGACTGGCATCGCGACCAACACCTCTGGTTCCACCGCGGATGCGTGCTGGGTCGCTGAGCGTGCGATTGCGTCTGCCGAGCTTTCCATCGGTGGTCAGCGTGTCGACAAGCACTACCAGAAGTGGTGGCGTCTCTACTCCGAGCTCTACCTCGACGAGTCTAAGAAGCTTAACTGGGGTAAGATGACCACCGCGGTTGATTCGACTGTTTTCCTCCCTTTGATTTTTTTCTTCAACCGCAACCCAGGTCTCGCGCTCCCCCTCATCGCCCTCCAGTACCACGAGGTTCGCATCGATTTCGACCTCACCAGTCAGTTCAGCACTCACACTGACGGCACCACCTTCAAGGTCTGGGCCAATTACCTCTACCTCGACACCGAGGAGCGCCGTCGCTTCGCGCAGAAGGGTCACGAGTACCTCATCGAGCAGGTTCAGCACACTGGTGTTGACTCGGTCACCGCCTCCGGTGGAACAAAGCAGGTTCGCCTCTCCTACAACCACCCAGTGAAGGAGCTCGTGTGGTGCCTCTCCGAGAACGATGATCAGCAAGGTCTTTGGAACTTCACCACCAAGGCGGCCGATGCCGAAATTGTCCTTGAGTCTGATCCCTCTGCGATTGAGACATCCAATGTCTTCATCGCGCCAGGTGCGGTCGGTGCGCCCCTTCTTAAGGAAGGCACTGGTGGTGGCACCTCCAAGTTCACTGAGGAGGCGGTCGGCACTGTCGCTAAGGCGAAGCTTGTCCTCAACGGCCAAGACCGCTTCAAGGAGCAGTCTGGTAAGTACTTCAACCAGGTCCAGCCCTACCAGCACCACTCTGGCGCGCCATACGCGGGTGTCTACTCCTACTCCTTCGCGCTCAAGCCCGAGGAGCACCAGCCCACCGGCACCTGCAACTTCAGCCGCATTGACAACGCCCAAATGTCTATCACTACCACCGCCGGTGCGGACAACGCGACCAACCTCAACATGTTCGCGGTCAACTACAACGTCCTTCGCATCCAGTCCGGTATGGGTGGCCTCGCGTTCTCCAACTAAATACTCATACGAAGTATTTTAGTAAATAATTAAATAAAACTTCATTTTTAAAATGCACAGTACCAATGCTGTTTAAAAATGATTAGCAGGCCTAAGTTGACCTATATTTTTGTTTTCTAAACTAAAATGCGCAACTTTTCACGTGCCGAATTGATTTCTACTCTGTCTATGATGTTATGCACCGTAGAAAATAACCCTGATATGGAAGTTCGTAAAACTATGGCACTGTCTATGTTTGAGGTTACAGTCAGTTATTACAATCTTCTCACACAGGAAAAGGGTGATAAGAAATTCATTCAGACCTGTTATAATAAGGCAAAAGTGCCTACAAATGATCCCAGATTTACAAAGTATGTTCATAAATTCGAAGAACTTACTAGGCCGCCACCCCTGCGCCGATCGGCCCGGCTACTTAAAAACTAAAATTTGTATTTAATTAACTTTCCGTGTGAGTTGCCAAATGTGTTCGACAATTACTGATGCACCCAACCCTGTGAGTATTTCATTATCGTAGGTGTATCCATAGCCTATCACAATCGCTCCCCATACAAATGCTAAAAAATCGGTCATAGGACTGGCGATAAAACTACAATTTTTGTCGGTAGGAATTGATTTTTCCATCATACGATAATATGCTGTCCCTACGAGTAAAGAAATTAAAATCGCGGCAGTGTGTTTCATTAATATAACGTAGTTTATTTTTTAC